GTTTCCAACCAAGTTGCTCAATTGCTGAACACCCAAACCGCGCAACACGGTCTTAGGAAGCAACACGTCAATAATTGAACCTACTGAAGTTTGGATATTTACTCCACCCTCAGAACCTGAAGTTCCACCGGTTGCAGTCATGTCACGCTTGAAAACCTCGGAAGGAATTTTTACAGAATGAGCAGAAACAGAAACACCGCTGCGCTGATATTCTTCAGCAGCAATTGCGTTAAACTCGCCTTCGATACCATCGCGACGGCCGCTGATAGCCATCTCCATAGCACGCTTGAAGCTATACTGCTCCTTCATTTTTGACTTTTCCTTTTCTTCGCTACGGCTCGCGCTGTTTCCAGCAGCCTGAGCGGCAAGGGTTTGCAATTTTTCCAACTTCTCAACCTCAGAAGCGATAGCCGATAAACGTGCTTCGATTTCAGATAATCTGGAAGTTTCTTTCTCAGACATGCTGCGAGCTTCGCGCTCGATAACATTCTGCAAGCCAGCTAACTCGTCTAACAAGCTGCCGCGCTCTTCTTTAAGTGCTTTTATGTTTTTCATTTTAATAGTTTTTGTATCTTATTGCAATCAATTTAATTATATCCACGTCCGCCTTAGATTGCTCGGCGTCGTTTATCTGTCTTTCTTCGTCGCGCATTTTCAATATACTCCGCGCATCGGCTTCGGTGTCCTCGTATGCTGGATATGTCACAGGGCTAACGTCGTATAAATCCTCAATAACGTTTACCACGCGCTTACCCATTGTTCCATACTTTTCAGATTCTGTCCAAGTTTGCTCACGTATTGTAAACGCAAAACTCGATTGCGTAATATCTCCGCGCATAATTGAGCGCACCACGCTCACGTGCGTGGGGTTTTCATAATCAGGTACCCAAGTGTACTCCAAATTACCCTGAGCGTTTACAAAAACTTTGCAAGTATTCGATTTGGTGCGGCCTAATATTAATTCGCTCTCATGATTGAATAAGCAGCGAATATCGTAATCTTTGCCAAGCGCATAATCAAACGCACCCGGTGCAATTACTTCCTCAAAATATCCTAGATCCGTTACGCTATTAACAACCGCAGCAATGCCGCCCAATTCCTTGGGCATTGCATCGCCTTCGGCTCTATATTCAATCGTCCCGGTTATCGTTCTTTTTTCAATCATGCCTGTGTATTATTATTGTCACCCGTTGGGTTATTATTGTTTAATGCTTTGTTTGTTAAGTTAATTATCTTAGCCTCCATGTATTCGTCCATCCTGTCCGCTGGTATTAAGTTGGCTTCCACCATGTACCCTGCGCCATCGGTATAACCGTTCATATCTTCCCACATGCGCGCCTCGTTCGGCGACAACCAACCGCCGCGAATACCTTTGTTATAGAAATCCGCGCGATCGTTGGCCGTGGCTCGCAACAGCGAATTAAAATTAAACTTAAAATACATCGTTGGCTTATCCTGTTCAGTCAACAGCTTGCGGCCCATTTCCTGCTCGATGTTAATCGCATAAGCTAACAGCGTGCGTGCATAGAAATCCTGAAATTCCTGCTCAACGGACGACTTCACGCCGCCATCGTTGGCGCCAATCATAGACGACGGCACTCCAAACATACGGGCAATTTCCTGCGCTGAAAATTTACGCTGTTCAATATACTGCGCTTCCTCAGGCGACAAGCTCAAACGCTCCATCTTAACGCCGTTCGGCAACACAGTGCTGCGTGCCTGCCCGTTAATTACGTCGTCCAAACTATTCTTTAACGCGCTGGCCTGTTCGGGCTTAATCATTGCGTCGCTGGTAAGTAAGAATTTCAATATCCCATTTTTGTAAACGCTAGCGCTTGAGCCAATAGCAGCTAAATCAATACCCAAACTCTCGGCATGCACTTGGATGGGATTTTTCCCCTTCAATGGGTTATCAGTACACAACCCTTTAAAATGCAGCATGTCCGTTGCCGGAATCATGCCAGGGAATCCCTTCGCGTTCACTTTATAAAACAGCTGCCCGTCCTCCATAATTGGCTCGACAAACTCGCTGCGTATTGGGTGCAATTCAATTGCAATAAATCTAGCGTCGCGGTTTATAAACGCATAAGCGTTGCCCTTCAATACCAACTGCCCCACCATGTATTTGATAAAATCAAACTTAGTTTGGTAGCTGTTAGGATCATTTAACAAAGCCGCCGCATAGTTATTGGTAATATGTATTTTCTCGCCGTTGCTGTCGTTGTAGATTTTCAAGCTCAGCCCTGCTATCCCGTCCGATATAACGCGGACACAAGCGTGAACGCTGCTAATACTTAGCGCAGTTTGCTCGTTCACGGCCTGCCCTGATTTAGTTTGAATACCGAATATATTGCTTAGCGTATTAACTAACCAGTCAGGCGGCGCCGATAAACTGCTCCGCTTTTCTGTTCTAAATTTTGGCCATAGCCTTAATTGCATAGTTACAAATTAAATTTAAATTATTCACTTATCGGTTAACAACGTTTGTTTATTTTCATCCATCGGCACAGCACCACCCTGAACGTGGCATAGTTCGCGTATCGGTTACGGCCAAACGTTTTCATGTATTGCCGCTCGATTTCTTCGAAGGCTTTTTCATAAGTCGGCCAATTGGGTAGCTCCGCATAGTAAGCTTTTACATATTCATCGATATAAATCAATTCGGGCCTCACAATTGAACAAACCAAAAATCCTGTTTCGATTCCGCAGCGCCTGCCATGTAACCGCCCAACGCCATAACCATACTAACCGCCCCGTCCACTTTGTCCCCTGATTTGGCCTTGTCAATTTTAACATTCCCTGCTGGATCCGTTTTCAAATATATGTTTCCCATCATCCACCTAGTCACAGGATTGCCGTCATGTGTTAACTCTTTATTTTTAACCTTCCGTTCCAATTCCTTTGTTGGCGCGGACATGCTTACAAATCCTTGGCCGAACGGGTACATGCTCAACCCGTCATTTGTTAACTGGATAACTAGCTGACTACTGTTATAACGGTCGTAGCTTATCTCCTGCACGTTATATCGTTCACACAACTCGTTGATATGTTTTCGAATATAATCGTAATCGGTTACGTTCCCCGGAGTTTCTATTATCCATCCGTCGCGCTGCCACTGCTTATACTGCTGCCCTACTGAATCCGTCCGCCTGCGGATTGCTTCCTCCGGTAAATAGTACCAGGTGCGAACGGCGTGATATTCAGGAAACCACAAACTAAACGCGCAGAAATCCGACGTGCTTGCAAGGTCTAACCCTGCATAACATTCCACTCCTTCTAAATCCATGTCCTGCTCGCAAGCCATCCAGTCCGCGTCGCTTATCCAAGTCATGGCCGTATCGGTCCACACATTTAACAACTTGGTTTTAAATTCGACTTCCTTATGGACGAACTCGCGCGCCTCGGTTAGCGCTTGGTGCAACTGCCTTGGGTAAACACTCACGCCCCAATTAGGATTAGCTTTAACCCAGTTACGTTCGTCGCCCCAGTCGTCGCCGTCGTCCAAGGTGTATATTATCGTAAACAGCCCGTCGTCTTTTAATTTACCCTCCAACACATTTGCGCAATAAACGCGGTGGCGGTAGCATGGTGCTTCGCGGTTAAATCCTGCCGTCGTTATTGTAAACAATAGCGGCTGCTTCCTTGCGCCCATGCTGTTAAATATTACGTTGTATAGTTCGTCCGTCGGGTGCGCGTGATATTCGTCAATACAAGCGAAGTGCGTATTTAATCCGTCCTGCTTATTTGGGTTCCATTCCAGCGGCTTGTAAAGATTCTGCCCGTACAATATCCGCCTGTTGTTAACGCTATTGTTAACCGTTACCTCACCTTTAAGCCAATCCGTATTTTGACAAACCCGAACAGATTCACCGAATACCATCATGGCCTGATCTAACTTTGTAGCCGCACTATAAACCTGCGCGGCCGATTCGCCGTCGGCCAATAACCCGTACAACATCAGCGCGCTGCTAAAAGTCGACTTCCCGTTTTTTCTAGGAACCTCCACGTAAGCGCGTGTAAATCTGCGCGTCCCGTCAGGATTTACAAACCCGAACAAATTGGCCACAATGAAATACTGCCACTCCTCTAGTATAAACTTACGCCCGGCATATTCGCCCGTTGTATGCTCCAACTCCTGTATAAAATTTACCGCATGCTCAACCAGCTCGGCGTTATAATTCCAAGCGTCTAAGTCGGCGGCAAACCTGTGGCATGCGTTCACCACATGCTTGCAGGCCGTTATCTTTCCGCTTATTACTTTTTGCGCGTATGCTTGGGCTTTGTCCATTTAACAACTACGTCCGTGCTGTCGTGATCAGTGCTAACCGTTACCGTAATATTTTTCAAATACCGCTCAGCTAACTGCGCAAGGTATTTATTGCGATACACGTGCGGCGTGTCGCTTGGCTTGCCCCATTTGTCAACGTCAGCGCCGTCGATGGTTATTACCCAACCGCCTGCCTGCGGTTTAATTTCAAATTGTTTCATGATATTTTCTTTTTTAAAATTTCTAACTTACTAGCCGGCTGCTGTTGTTGCGGAATCCTAGCGCGTGCGCTTGGTGTGATTCCAAACAGTTGGCCGATATTAGTCGCGCTTTTAAGTGCTTGATTTCTTATTGTCTGCCAAGGGTTAATCATAGGATAACCGCTTTGTGATTTATAAACAGCGCCTTTGTTTTTTAATTGTCGGGTTGCGTGCTTATACATTGCCATTTCCTGACAATATGATTCTACCAAGTCCAAATCCACGGTAGACAAAATCCCGTTTCGCTTTAATTCATGACAAACATTTTCCCAAATCTTGCGGCCTTCCTCGTTTAAATCCTCGCTAGGTTCTGGAATTTCATTTATAACGCTTACTTTCATTTCGTTTTCTAACACGCGCGATTTTTCAAGCGTTCCTTTTAATTCCTTTATTGCAGTCGGTATTGTTTTACGCCCTCTCATAAGGTTGTCCGTTCTTTTTAATTACCAAACTATCATCTAACTTTCTCATTCTGTCAAT